TGTTACGCATAGCCCATCGCTTAGCTTTGGTGTCTAGCGTCAGTTCGTTCCCTTCTGCATCAGCGAGAGAGATAATACCGTTACCGCCATCTAACAAGAGACTATAGACTGAAACCTCTTTGTTCGAAGCTGCGGTTGAGATGTTGATAATGCGTTGATGACCAGACATCTCGATACGATAGTGCTCTTCGATAATCGCATCTTTTTCGCTCTTAGTACTGTTAGGTAAATCAAGTCGGCCGCTTGCACCTAAGATAATGGTTTCGCCACGGCGTTTACCTTTGCCGTCACCCATCTCCTTCCAGTACACTTGTACCTGATCACCATAACGATAAAGCTTAACCTTCTCACCACGACGTACATCAGGCGCAGTTAAACGGAAACTATCATCGGGCAACCATAAAGCGTCACGGGATGTGTTGGTATATAAGGTAGCAGTCTTCTCGATGCCTTTAGAGTCTTTAAACTTACTTTCAAGGCGTAGGTTCTCAGAAACCATATCGCCGGGAGTAAGTGGGTTTTCCTCGACGGGTCGATAAAGGATGACACGTGATCCAAGAGGTTTGTTCTCGGATACCGTACCCATACCGATATAATGATAGCCACGAGGCGTCGTACTTTCTTCTGCCATTTTCAACGCTCTCTTTTTTCAAGAAGATGTCTTATCAATTGAAGACATTTAATTAAAGGGTTTCATAGGATGCTTAAGATACAAAACGCAGAAGTCTATAAGAACTCTCGTATACTCTTAGGTGAAGACTGTCATATCCGTTATACTCCCGTATCACCTTATCAAGTGATTATCGGACAGAATGGTATTGGTAAAACTACATTCCTCACAAACTTACTCTCATACCCTTCCCTTGGAGGAAAGGCTTTTCATAAGGAAGGTTACTCTTCCATCAAATTTGAAAAGGATGGTAAAGAGATTACTGCTCGTATCAACCACGACGGTAAGTACAGTTTTGTAGTTGACGGTCTGGAAGAGAATACCGGCGGAACCCAATCCGTCCAGAAAGATTTGTTCAAAGATCATCTGAACATCACACCAGAGATCGAAGCAGTACTGAATCCGAATTTCGACTTCTTGGGTATGTCACCTCAGAAGCGTCAGGAATTCTTAGCGAAATTAACCACCGGCGATTTAGCTTTTGCTCTACAGCTTTACAAGAAACTCGAACAAAGAGCACGCCAACACGACGGTGTTATCAAACGTCTCGAATCGAACCTTGTCGAGCTCAGAACGAAAGCAATACCAGAAGAAGAGTACGAAGCGTATAAGCAGCGTTTAGAGGCATTGAACAACGATATAAGGGATTTGTATATCGAGCTCAATCAAGACGCTCATAACGCTTCTGGCGGCTCTATAGACCGCTTCCTGCCACGCATGGAGCAACTGGAGCACAATCTCACCAAAGAGTGGGTGAAATACTACTGTTTTGGTGGGGTAGATGCTACCGATGAACAGGATGCTGTTGATAAGTTACATGCCATGCGTAATCAGATTGCCTCTAAAGAATCTGAACTCGAAGGCTTAATGCAGCAGTTCGAAATGTTCAATGAAGTCATGACGTCGTTATCAGGCGGAGATGGTGAACAGGATATTGACGAACGTCTGCGTAACCTGAATGATCGTTTCAACCGCTTACCTTCTGACGAGAATATTCTTGACATCGTCATGGATTCGGAACGTGATTATCGTGATGCCCATAAAGCACTCTCACGGCTTCATAGCGAGCTCTCTATTAAGTTAAGTGAGATACAAGGCGAATGGTCCGAACACCTCTTACAGATCGATTTAGTAGCCTTGCGTGAGGAGCATCAGGATATTGAACGACGTATCTATAAACTGGAGCAGGAAATCAGTCGTATCGATGGTGACCTGGAGCATAAACACAGCGGGGAAGTTCGTTGCCCTGATTGTGGTAAGCAGTTCACTCCTGGTTTAGACGAGCGTCGTCGCGAGTCAATGATTGCTCGCCGGGAAACGTTACTCGAATCCAAAGCACGTGGTACTGCCCTACTTGCTGAGAAAACTAAACTCGGTAAAGAAGCACGTATCTGTCAGGACCAGTACAATTACATCCGTAACATGTGTAACTTACCGATCCTGTACAATACGTTCCTGGTTATTGATAACAAGGCATCGTTACTGACTAACCCGCAGCATTGGTTACGTCTTTGTTCAATGGCTTTACAAACTCTGGAAATCAAAGCAGAGAAAGCAGGTATTCTGGATGACATTCAAACGCTGGAGAAACAAAAGCGTATGATGGCAGAATCCAACATTGAATCGACCCAGACCTTAGCAGATCGTTTAGCTATTCTGGACGAACGTATCTGGCGTGTTAATACTGACATCCAATCTTTACGTGACCGTGCTAACAACTACGCCGGTCGTCTGGATAAAGTACGCAGGTTTGAACGTTGGGCTGAGACGCAGGAGAAAGAGTACGTTGATATCGGCGAGCAATTGTTTGCTTCCGCTGAATACGAACTCGATCAAATCCGTCGTGAACTGTTAGTAACATTACAAGCCAGTGCATCCGAACTCGCTACGTTGATCTCTAACTACGAGAAAGATCACACTCAGCTCGAGTATCTGACAGGGATGATTGAATCCGAACGTGCTCAGATGGAAGCGGTCAAGATGTCTGCCGATGAACTGTCTCCTAAGACAGGGATGATTGCAGAACAGCTTTATGGATTCATCGAATGCTTCTTAGATGACGTGATGGAAATCTGTAACAGCATTTGGACCTACAACGTTCAGATCTATCCTGCGAAAGACAGAAGCGCTGCATTGACTTACGTGTTCCCGGTTGAATTCAATAACTCTGACCGTGCGTCTGATGATATTGCTAAAACATCCGAAGGGCAGTATAGCCTGATAAACTTTGCCATTCGTATCACGGCACTGCGTTATATGGGTTACGAGAAGTCGATGTTATTCCTTGACGAACCAGAGGGTGCATTTACTCCGGTGCATAAAGTCAAAATGATGAACTTCATTCGTGACATGGTAGAATCTGGTCTGTTCAGTCAGGTCTTCATTATCAGTCACCACGAATCAGGATGGGGAGCTTTACCTTACCCTGACATCATCGACTTTAGTTACGAGTCTAACTTACCCGGCACTAACGAAGTCATTCGATTCAAGTGACAGCAAAAGAGAAGGGCCAAACGGCCCTTCTCTTTTTTTTTATACCTCGAAAAGAATAGGGCGGAATGACCAATAAGTACTTGTCCCTCCCCTCCCTCGCATAGCCGCAAAGCGATGATCTGTTGATCCGCGTAACAAAACGTTACTCGCATTATAGTTAGCGCATATTGTTGAGTTACCACTACGTGCGGATCCGAAGCCTAAGGCTGCTGGGGAAAACTTCGCTTGCTCACCATAAACCATACCTTCAGGAGAAGTTCCGCTCATCGAGATGATAGGGTTAAAGAGTAGGTTGAACTCGCAGAAGTTAAATATAGCACCGGCAGGATATATGGTCGAATCAGCAACTTGCTGCATTGCATCCACTGGCAACGTATTCGCTCCACGTATTAAGCGAGCAAAATACTCTTTCCCAGCGAAGTTGACCTTTCTACCTTCTACTAACCCGACCGCCATGAGACTATTGAAGGAAACGTTTACTGCAACAGCAACTTTAGGCATTATGCAGTTTTTCTTTTCAGCCTGACTATAGTATCGGAGGAAAGCCTGACTTGAAGTGACGTTGCCACCGGATAAGCCTAGTGCTTGATACAAGTCCGAATAGTTACCGTAGCTACCTTCATCTAAGTAGGTATAGGGACCGATCACCGCGTTCTTATTAGGACTCACGCCGCCCATTAGTTCTAACATTTAACCCCCTCCGAACTTTACGTCCCTTTGCTCAGTTCGATGTATGCCGTTTGAAGGGATTTGATCTCCTGCTGCAATTCCCCGATGGTTTTATCTTTAGCAAGCAATTGAGCGTACGCCGTAGTACGATCTTTAATAGCCGCCTGACGATTAGCCTCCAGGTTCTCCGCATTCTCTACAGACATAGCCTGAGCTTCACCAATGGAGTCAACAAAGATCTCCGGCTCGACACCCAGAACATCTGACAGCACTTCGGCTACTTTCTGCTTAACGAAGCTAAAGTCGTAGTCAGTACGGAAAGGACCGAGCTGACCCGAGATAACGTAGTTAGCATAAGCAGGAATAGACTGTGACGGGAAACTCTGGATATACGTGCTAGGCACGAATAACATCTCACCGTCTTCCGAATAGAGGATGACCAGTGTAGCTTTCGCTTTATAGTCATCATCGTAGTTGGCTTGCGTAAGTCCGAGAGGTGCGTAGTAGTCAGCAAAGATGTTAACCGAGCTACTGACCAGCTCCATGAACTTACGCAGACCAATGACCGTATAGAGTTTAGTCGGTTCGGCCTTAAAAGGTGCTTTAAGTACAAAGCGACCTTTCGTGTCTAAAGGAGGTGCAATAGCCATCCTTTACTCCTTAAATATAAGTAAGCTTGAAATAGTTGACCAATCCAACGAAGTAGTTACTCGGTGTATTAGCCCCACGGAATAAGTTCCAAACACCAGAACCGTTACCGATCTCTATTTCAGCGGTACTGTGAGCTGCAATAGGCCTGGTGGAATTACCACGGTAAACATTCATCCAGAACCCAGAGCCGTAGGTGCGGGTAATCTCAACCTTTGTCCATTCCGGACTATACTGAACCGGAGCGTAGAGACGATCGTATTGCGTACCTGGACCCATCAGAAAAGCCTGGAAGAAACGATCATAGAACTGACCCAGGTTAATACCAATACCCGAACTAATCCCTTGGTTGTAATCCCCCGTGCCTCCTAAGTTAACTGACGCAGTGGTCTTAGGTAAAACCTCGAACTCGATGACAAAGCTTTTCTTACTGAGGTAAAGTAGCTCAGTTACAGGCGTAGTGAAGTAAACGTCTCCCTTAGCTTCGAAGACGTTTCCTTTAACACTATCCAGGATCACTCCGGAGGCGGTGTTCGCCCCGAAGCGTTGCCATAGATTACCGCATTTATCACTGACCTCTTTACTCCCAATAGCGAGATCCTTCCAGTCGAGGTTAATACCCGGACGACCAGTTTTGACTAACCTTGGTAGTAAAGACTCGATCATATTAGCTACCTAACGCAAAGTCTTTCTTAATTGGACAGAGGAACTGGATGTTGTCGACAGTTGTTGTGAGGTAGTACACCCCATCACGAACCGTGCGAGTCATATCCTGCGGGATGATCGTGTGTTCAGTTGCTTCCTCGGCGGCCTTGAAAAGTCCATTTAACTGAAGAATCATCATTTGCGTAGGCGGTGGAAGTTTCCCGAAATCCGGTGCCTTGGTATCGATATCGCAATAGCTCGGCCACTGCGTATCAAACGCGGTAGTAGCGCCGTAGTTATCTTTGTTCCCGCACGCAATGAAGAGCAGACACTGGTAGTTAGCGGACGAGATCGTCACGTTATCGGCCAGGAAGTCTTTCTCGTACCCTTTGCAATACTTCTGCGCATACTGTTGAACGACCTTGTCGCGAATGGTAGAGGAGTAGATGCCACTACCCGTTCCTTTATTAGGGAGAGCAATTCTATCCCACAGAGGCACGACGTAGAATTCGGTAGGTACGAACAAGTCAGGGTAAATCTTGGACCAGATGTCCTCCCCATGCACAGACAGTGACAAGATCAGGTTACGCAAGTATTCCTTGATCAAGTCAATGTTCTTACTCTGCGGACCATGGCAGAGAACCGAGAACGGTGAATCGTAGTAGATGTCGGCATTGTCTTTATCATGCCAACGGAAATTCATCGTAACAAGGAATGTTTGAGGATGACCGATTGCTGCCTGATCCACTCTGGTGTTGTGATTAACAATCGTGATTGCTTTCAGTAAGGCTAAAGCTGCATCGCGATCCCCAGCCAATTTATCGATATCGATGTTGTTAATTGGCAGGATTCCGGTATAGTCATTATTCGGATAGTATTTCTCTAACGAATCATGGCCGTACCAGATAAAGAGATTGTTGTCTTCACCTGCATTAGTTGCACTGAGCGTAACATAGGTGGGGAAGAGGTACGTGTCCTTGTAGATGATTTCACCAACATCGGTGATATTAGCTACCGCACCAAACTCCGCGCGCAATGCCTGGAGCATGGTAGGGATATCTTTGGGAATGTTCCCGCTGATAGAACGTAAATACAGCCATTCTGTCATCTTAAGCAGAAGGTCTTGATACGTTAACCCGACACTAACCAAATTGTCATCGCGGGAGGAACTCAGCGAAATGAGCTGAGAGTTGGGATAGTCTTTTAAACTGTACCGCTCGATCTCATTGCTGTAGGTGTAGTTTTCTTTGGTCATTTCGCCAATTGTAGCAACCTGCCCTGGCGACTTGTTCCTGAAGTTGGGAATCTCACCGAACCCGTACAATGCGTAACTCATGTGCATTCTCCGTTATAATTACAATTAATCTTAAAAAAATATCAGGAGGCAGACGTGGTTAGCGTCCTCTTACGCCTCATCCCATACCTCTATTCTTTCATCAAAGAAATGAATAGGAAAGACATGGAGAGGGGGACTACACAAAAGCAGAGAGCGCGTTACCGTACGGTAATCGCTATTCTACTCTCAGCAATCTTGATGTTAGGTATTTTCTCTGGGTACTGGATTCATCGCAAGATGAACGAAATTCACGTTCTAGAGACGACCCTTGCGCGAGAAAAAGAGAGGGGATATGTAGACATGACCAAGTTCGTCCCAAGGACGGATCACGAACAGATGGTCAGTCTCCTTGCTCATAAAATGAACCGCGCTGAGTTCATAGATGAGCTTGCTCTGGAAGAGTTAGAAGCTATATGTAAGGCGGACCCAAAGGATTGTAACCCTGGGACCCACCGAACCATAAAGCTGTTAAAAGACTTTCTCGAAGTATCAGATCGTGAAAAAGACAATTTGGGGCAACTCAATGAGTCGATGGAAAAAGAGAAAGCAGAATTGCGCGAAACCTTAGATAAAAATTAACTCACTGACTACTTCCTTTGATACTAAATAATTTATTAAAGGAAGTGCGAAATGTCACTTGAGTTAGATTTAGAAGATGACGCGCAATACGGTCTTGTGCTCTACACCGATGGTGGGAAAGACACAAAGTCGAGTGCAGCCGGGTGGGGGGTTCATGGATACCTCTACCCGGTTTTCGATAAGAAAGAAAAGTTTAAGAAAGACAAGGGTGCGTTCGGACAGTACGGTTATGTCAATGGACAGAAGACCGATAAGACCTTTAAACCGGGAGAACGTCTGGTTGAGGCTGGTAAACTGTACAAAATGATCGTCAACGAGCCAAACTCGATGCCGTCAGAGCCTGTCACGCCGACCCACTTCTTTGACTTTTACGAAGGTATTCCGGACGCCACTATATCCGTTGTTGAGATAAAGGCAATGGAAGAGGCCCTCCGCCTTATAGCATCGATACCGCAACTGAAGCAGGCGGTAATCGTCGCTGATTCCGAGTACGTCTGTCTGACGCTGACAGAGTACATCTTTGCGTGGGTCAAAAACAATTGGGCACGTAAGAATAATCCGAAACCAATTGAGCATGTCGAACGTTGGAAGAGTATTTGGGAAAACCTAAATGCTATTCGTGATAAAGGCGTTACGGTGCGTATCGGGTGGACTCGATCGCATGTGGGTGAACCTGGGAACGAAGCTGCTGATTATAATGCGACAAAAGGAAAGGTCGCCGTTCTCAATAGTTTAGAGGGGAAGAGAGATGTCATAGTCGCGAAAGACTACGGACAGAAAAAGAAATTAAGCAACCGTCTTCTCGAACAACGTTGGTGGTACGGAATTAACAACGAGCTCACAACCAGCTATGACGACTTTGCAGGTAAATACGTCTACTTCTTTGGGAATCACGGTAAGGCAGAAGAGGAAGACGATCTGATCGGCAAGTACACCTCAACGGCTAAGTTAGCTATCATGGTTAGCCCGGAGAAAGAACCTGTCCTCGAAATGCTTCACGATTATCTCTTCGATCGTTTCTACGAAGAGGTCGGGCTTGTCACGCTCGGGTATCTGGAGCATATCACTAATACGGAGCGATACGCCCAGTTGGCGAAAGAGGGTAAGAGCGTTCTGTACCCGAAAGGTCGGGACAATTGCATCCAAACGCCAGATGGCGTACCGGTAATGAAAGAGCTGCGTCCTACCTTCCATGGACTTCGTCTGCTGGATAGTTTGAAATGGCATCTGGGATTACTCAAGCGCTTCGTTGACGGCGACGAGAGTGTTACCGTTACTGACATTACTGATATCGTCTACGACACTGTGGACAATGGTAAGAAGGTGACGGTTAAGACTGCTGATTGTATTAACCCGCCGAACAAGACTGTGTCGCTTGAAGTCGGTTATAGCTGTATGGGCAATGTAGGGACGAAGAAGATACCGTTCAAGATGGGGTTGGATATCCCCCTCCGTAACACCTTGAACGCCATTGCCGATGAGTCCGTTCGTGTCTACGCTATCACGTGGCAGCGTAGTAGAAATGAATTCCGTTATGGCACCATCGTAAAATGTGGAGAAGACTTACTGTTAACTTGTTCGCTTTCGTCGAACCTCGTTACACTAGTGAGTTTGAAATGATAAATTTCATTTTAGAACAACTGAGTGGGCGGTATATCAATGATAAAGGTAAGAGGATGTTACTGCTTACATCCCTCTATGTCCTGATCATGCATATGCACGGCAAAGAGCCTAACTTGGAGAAATTTAACCAAGAGCTCAAGCTGGTCCACGACATCAAGGGGGTTAATCTGGCGACGCTTATTTATCCAGTCATCTGGAGTGATAGGTTTAAGCATTTCGCCCAGAAAGCTCCTTCGGAGAAAGTGATCAGATATGTCAGTCTTCGTTTACCGAAATGGCTTGACTATCGAGAGTCGGACGATTATTCATTAGAATCAGACCTGAAGACTTTGAAAGGCATTCTGCCGAAATAAAAGAAGAGGAGAGAGGCATCAGCCTCTCTCCTCTCTTTGTGTCGTTAGTGCTGACGTGCCAGCTTTTCTACTGCCTGCTGGAAAGTACGTTTGTGCTCAGTAAACAGAGTAAGTACCACACCGTAGTACTCAACAGCCTGTGCGATGTTGAAAGCAACCTTCGCTAACTGGTCTACGTTCTTGCCAGACATGCGATACGAACTGTTAGGGTCCACGATCGCATCAGACACTGTTTCCAGCTGTCGTTTGATCTGACCAATACGTTCGGTCACCAGGTCCTGGTTAGAGCCGTAGATCTGCTCTGAGAAGCGATTGGTAAGGGTAATAGCATCGATCATATCAGCATTACGCTTAACCAATTTACCGAACGGAAGATCAGCTTTTTTACTCGATCCACTAACATCCTTTCCTATGTTCTGGGAAAGCTTTTCGAAATCAACTTCCTGGATGTTATAGCGGCGAGCGATCTGTTCCATCTTATCCGGAGACGTGATCACTTCAGCTAAGAAGCGAGTGGTCTGACCCAGGGTAGTGTCGTAGAAGTTAACGACAAACCCAACGCCTGGTTCGATATCAGTTAAGAAATCGCGCCACGGTACGGTAAGACCTGCTACACACGGCAAACGCAAATCCATCAGATCTGAGTAAGGCGTACGCGCCAGCATCTCTAAGACCTTACGTTCATTCTTCGTAAAGTCGTTATCCTTCTTAAGAAGGGTGTCGATCGCGCCGAGAACGTTAGTGTTCTTAAAGCCCTGTGCGACCTCTTTGATGAAACCGGAGAGCTTCTGTACAGTACCGATTAACGGCTTATGTACCGAAAGAGCTTCGGTGGAAATAACGTTGTACATGAACCGCGTCGGTAAGTTCGACTTCGGTAAACGTGCTGGATTGAACATAGCGTTAACCTTTTCAGATGACTTGACATAAAATTAGAGGTATCTGCCTCTTTAGATGAGAAACTTTTTGGAGACAGAACATGTTAATGCCAGGCGAATTTTTAGATCCGGAATTTGAAGCGAAAGCAGTTACACCACGTTTATCGGTCACTCCGCTGATTGATGGGTTCAACGGAAACTACGTTCGCGGTATGCAAGACGGTGACGATGGTCACATGATTCAGAACGGTGGTCGTCCTGCTACGACCGGCGTATTAGGCGGACCTAACCAGTTTAAGTCCACCTTCGGCGATTTGCTAACCTACACTCCGCTGGATCACTACTACGAAGACTCGACGTCGATGACTATCGATACTGAAGATTCGAAAGAGTACCAACAACAACAACTCCGTATGCCGTACAACAAACGCATACTGGCCGACGGCGTGTTTGGTAACCCTCGTATTTGGATGACCAAACAGTCAATCATGTTTGGTGACAAATACTTCGATGACGTTCGTAAACCTTTTGGTATCGCTAAGACAAAAGAAAAGAACTTCATGCTGGAAACCGGGTTCTTTAACAAAGGTACGAACCTGATTAAGATTCCAACGCCGACGTTTGAATTCTACGATTCATTCAGTCGTCTGAACTTCGGCGACGTCGAGAAGAAATTCCATAACGCTGCGGTTGACTCAAAAGACCGTAACATGGAATTTACTCGTCCAGGTTTGATTAAGACTCGTATCTTAAACGAGATCCCAACCATTAACCCGCAACATGGCTTCTATACCGTCATGACCGCTCATCTGGGCGAAGACATGATGCTGGATGCAGGTTACGGTGCTCAGCCTAAGAAGATCCTTGCTAACCTCGAAGCAGGTAAGAAGATCACTGGCTGTCCTCCTCAGTTCCTGTACATGCCGAACGACCTTTGGTTCTGTGCTAACCAGAAACCGCACTGGGATAAGGATATGATTCCTATCTACGGTCGTAATGGCGAACCCGGCAAGAAAGGCGAGAAGGACGTGGTCGAAATTAAGATCATGAACCTTCGTGGTAAAGCAGGTGCATCAGGTGCTCCATTCCCAATGCTGGCGTCTCAGTCAATGGGTATGCTGCCTAACCTGAGTATGTTCAACTATCTGCGTGCTGACCAGGGTTACTTCGGTATGGCTGCCGGTAACAATACAACGATGGCGCTGGACTTCTGTCCGGATATCAAGATGACCCGTAACAAGGTATGGGAAGTCGTTGATAGTGACTATCGTGTGCAGCGTGCACTGGAACTCCTGACTGGCCTCTGTCAAATCCGTAACACCATGTGGCACTTAGGTAACGTTGTTCACACCCCACCGGCCGAAATCTTCAATCGTCTTAAAGAGAAAGGATACGACTGGGATGTTATTCTGGGCGAGACACGTTCCTGGTGGCAGTTCACTCACCGCAAAGAAGAAAAGCACTACCTCTCGGCATTAGACCTGTTGCGTATGTATCAGGGCGAATGGATGCCGCAGTGGTTAGGTAAAAGTCACTAACCGAGAAAAAATAAATGGTCCGTAATGATGCACGTTTTCATCTGGTGATGTTAATCTCCGAGTTTTCCCATGCACGGGCTAATGCATTCGAGGATATGTTTGAGCACGCTGAAAAACAGCGTAGCTCTGACCGAGCTGAGATGCAGGAGATTAACGAGTTCTTCGGGCGCGAATTGCGCCCTTTTACTCGGGTCGGCGCTGATGTAGCCCTGAGTCTTGAAACCGAAAAGGGAATCGACTATTGGCTGCGCGAATTCCGCAGGAAAATGATTAATTATATCCTGAAGGACTGGAGGCCGTAATATGGCAGGTAATGGACATGTCATAGTCGTCGTCGGTCCGAGTAATTATCGGTCCTACTTCAAGTTCGCAAAATCAATGGATCGGATACTGGGGCGGATGGCTAAGCGTGACATAACCATTATCACTGGCAATGGGAATGGTTCTGACTATGTCGCATTCCTTTATGCTCTCCGCCGCGGACTCTGTCATGTTGAGTTCGAACCTAAGCGCCTTGACTTCGAGGCCGCTGTCTATCGTATGCAAGAGAGAATGATGGTTGAGGCAACGGGACTGGTAACGGTTGTAGATGGTTATGACCGTTATGTTGCACAAGCTACTCGTATCGCCTCTTCCCAAAATATTCCTCGTCGCTTGATAAGCGTGAACTCGGAGCAGAAAAATGCCAAAGAACAGAAAGAAAGCCACGGAAGTTTGCGTCGGCTTAATATCCGAACTTTATCCCGGTACAGAGAACGCCGATCTCACTCGCCGTTTCCTGGAGTCGATGAGTGATAAAGAATTCGATCAGTACATGGAAGATCTGCGCACAGGTAAATCAATTGTTACCGTGACGATCCCTAACTTCGCTAAAACTAAATTCAACGAAGAACATTTCTTGAAGTTTGGTAAGAAGCACAAGATCGAGTTCTTCCATCACCTTAAGGTAACTGACCCTGACACCGGGCGTATCTTCACTACGCCTTTGCGTTACATGGTAATCCGCGATCGTGTAAACCGTCTCCAGCAGATGTTGGAAGATAAGACGAGTTTCCCGCTGGACAATAACCATGTCGATGAATTGTCTGGTCAGGTTACGAATGAGTCTAAAGGTGCCCGACTGTCCTTCCCTGAAACGAACAACCTGAACGGTAAAGGCTTCCGTGCGTTTATTGCAGAAGCCATTGGCGTGCGTGGCGGTAACGCCAAAGCTCTGCGTATGTTCGAAGATGAGATTCGTCGTACAGGCGTTGGTCACATCAGTCCTGCACTCGAAGCATCCGATGGGGCGAAAGCTAACCATACACTAGCCGCGTACTTGCGTGCTATGGGCTTCTCTACTACATTGGATCGGAGATAACGATGGCTAATTCCAACATTACCTTGGAGTTCATTGGACGCTCGATGGATTACGTCCGTCGTCAGCTCGAACTCCTGGAGTGGTCGCGTAATGTCGTAACCACTGACAAAGACAAAACGCCGGTGGAGTTTGTTCACGTTGAACGCTCTATTGACTTCCTTGCACGGTTCATGGAAGGCTCGTCTACATTTGAGATCTTCACCATGCAAGAGATCAACCGCTTTGTGGCTGATGTAGTAAACGCTAACGCCTGGCGTTTCATTCAGGGACTACAACAGTATGTCTTTGTCGCCTTCAGTCCTACGGAGCTTGTAGACGTCGCTAAGGCCCTCTCGTTTAGTATTGCACCTAACAAGCTGCTTGACGAGAAAGGCGTAGCTGAGCGTAATAACAACGATTACGCACAAAGTCCCGCGGGTACAGAGAGTTACGACAATACTCCAGATAACATTCTGGACTACTTGTTCGCTAACCCGTGGTTAATGCCGTTAGTTGCTTTAGGCATGTCCCGTGAAATCCCAACCATTGATGATGGACAGGAGCCAGGTAAAAATGAGTGATGCCTCACCCTTAGCTGATGAGATAAAGATACTAACCTGGATGGATGATCTGTTAGATACACGTTTGTCAACGATGTTGCGTTATGACATCATAAAGACCCTGGACTTGATTCCTCAGGGATATGACCTGCGTACGGCAGATAATTTCATCTGGGAAGGTCTAGGTATCTCAGAAAAGGTTTGGCAGCAGCTATGGGACAACCGTGACGATGAGATCCTTTATAAGTCCCGTCGTACCGGTGTACCCGATTTCATCCGTGAACTGCTGGCCGAACAAATGCGCGAGCCTATTTCCACGCCGCACAAAATCCCGGTTAGTCTGACAATCAACACCTATCCTTATTACCTGACGAAGGAAGTAAAGGATGCGTGGCGTGATGTCTACAAAGAGATGATCCATCCACTCTTAGAAGTGAAGTTCATCCGTAAAGCCTATAACTCGCTGAGTCCTGGTTTTGTAATCAGTAACTACAACTATCTCATTCACTACGATTGGGAGAAATGGGCGGCGGAGATTGGGAACTCGCCTGAGAAGGCATCGCTGACTATGCTGACCGTGATTGGTCCGCGTATCTGGAAGACAGCGCCTGATGAGAAGGAGTTGGAACAGTACAAAGAGTTCCTGGAGGGATTTGATGTGCATATGCTCGGGGAAATAGCCGCAGCATTAGTGTTTCAGCTACGACTAGTTCCCGTCGACATGTGGGTAGCGTTTAAAGACAACCACGGGTTCAGTGATAACCAGCGCCTGGATACCGAAGTTGAATCCGGTGTACCCAGAGCAGCTGATTAGAAATCATCTTCCTCGTCGTCAGTAGCACTACCAGTGAGAAGCTCTGGATGTTCACGTTCAACACGGTTGAAGAATTCATCCGGAGTTTCTTGTTGGTTGTCTGTATTGAGTTCGCCTGACATGACAGTCGGTGAAGGTAAGAAGTTACCACTAAGGGCATCGATGCGCGACATAGCTTTTGGAGAAGGGGTAACATCAATCTCGATGTTCTCACCAGAGTTACGTCGTCTGGAGATCTCCTCCAGTACCTTAGCCACCTGCTCATTAGACTTACTGTCTTTGCGGGCGATCTTAATACGCTGTTTAGCAACAGCTTGTCGGTCAACACCGTCCAGGAACATAGCGAGGATTTGCGCACCTTCTTTATCGGTAGGTACATCCCCCATGTTTTGTTCGATGAGCTTTTGAATGACTTTCTTACGCAGCTCCTGCGTATAATCCATATCAGGATCTTTGTCATCTAAGCCAGCATCGGGATTCCCTGGGATGTCGACAAGTTCTGTGCTGTCATCATCTTCCATAGAGGCCTCTTCTAAATAGGGTTCGAATATACATCATAACTATGGAGTAGCTAAATTAAAAATGCGAGAGGTACACTCATGCAATTGTTTTCTTTCCTGACGGCTAAAGGACGTGCTTGTAACAAGGCGCGTAAGCTGTTTAAGGGCAAAGAAGAAGTGTCAGTGAATGTGGATAACGCACTAATCTGCGTAGCTGGTATCCGCAGCATCTATTTAAATAAGAAACTAATGGCAGCTACTTACCCCACTACTCTTTTCGGTTTGTACTTCACACCGGAGAAGTTAGAGAAGGAGTTCGAGAGCGCTATTCAACTCATCCTGAGCGAAGATCAGCCCGAGCGTCGGCGTTACCCCCCTCAATTATCCCGCACCAAGTTAGATAACTGGCTGTGGACAGATAAAGGTGATAAACCTATCGAGTGGGAGCATTACATTGTAGGGCTCTTGGCGAAAGCTGAGAATTTTCTCTGCATGTTGCGCGATTCGTACGAAATCGAAGGTAAAGCCATCGCTGGTTACAGACTGGAGCAAATGTATTATCCATTATGTGATATTATCTCAATAGCTGAAGCGTTCTTTAACGAAGTCGCTAAAAAGTGAGTCATTAGCCATGCGGGAAATCCCATTACGATTTAGACGCTTGACTCAACCTGAACCCGCTGGGGAGCCGGAGAAGGATTACGAGCAAGTTAACTTATTATCACTACTGTTTCGACAAACGAGAGCGGACCTCTTTATTTCGTCGAGACTGTGGTCTAGCCTGATGTCTACTTATCTGAAAGATCCACGCAGTCAGATAAAGCAAACATCTAAAGCCCGTTCATCAGAACAATCCAACGTAAAGCGAGGTTTAGCCCATCCTGGTATGACCGTGAAGAACTTCACTAAAGGTCTTCGTGTCATCCGTCCGTTACAAATCAAATTCAAGTTGCTTTTAGAATTACGCGATGGCGTCACGCTAAAGGCGACTGTTAATTACGACCAAGACAAACTGTTCTCGGTCTTCAATAACAAAGAAGCACCCGATAACCATAATTTCCTCAGGGAGCTTTGGGACAACGTATACACGATTCTCGGCTTCACCGAGGCATCATGGAAGACAGCCGTCACCAAATACCTTGACAACCCAATCAACGGTTATGACGGCCGTCGTAATATCAAGTCCTCTGAGCGATCTAACCTTCGTCGTGGTTTGGCTTGTCCTAACATGACGATTGAGAACTTTACCAAAGCTATTCGGGTTCTTGATCCGAGTAAGATTACTCTTGAGATGCACCTTCAGTTAGATAGCGGCGCGTGGTCCAAACACGTCGCAGTCATGGAAGGTAGTTCGTTCGCTAACTCTATCTTCGATGAGGAGGACAGTAATGGAAATGCCTGATATGGCAGCAGTGAAAGCAAACGCATCTTCTGCGATGTCGTCTGCTAAAGCACTGGGTCAATCTGCCACAGCGAAAGCTAACTCCGGCGTATCGATTCTGTCTACCTCTGTTAAGGATGGTATTCAGGCGGTCGACGGGTTCGGGAAAAAGGTATCAGATGTTCTGACTGAAACTAAGTCTACGCTCTCGGCTAAAATCGCAGAGGCGAAGTCCTGGTTGACGGAAACTAGCATAGGGGACTTAGGTTCCCTTAAAGACATGTTAGCGAAAGCAGCAGAACTGAAGAAAGATGCTCAGGCACTACAGAACCAAATCACAAGTGCAATCACTGATGGTATTGGTACTGTACGTGGTTTGACGGATTCCGTACTCGGCCCGGCAGAAGAAGCGTTATGGAAACTCCAGCAAATTCCTTTCGATAAGATTACCGATGGGAAGTACTGGTTGGATCTTGCGGTAGGTTCCTCAGTGAGTGAAGTCAACTCGCTGGGTAACTTAACCAAACGACTTCTGGGCAACGTAGACGGGATTATTGACGGGTATAAGGACAAGTACGCTGAACTGTCACTGGCAATCGGTATAACTGATCATGCGGTGACTCTGGGTGATTCTTCGGTAGTAGGCGCGGTAATTGATAAGTACGGTTCTGAAGCAGCTTTACGTGAATCGATTATCAACCGTTTCCCTGATGCAATTATGCAGGGTAACACCGGGATGCTTAAGACGATCATCGAGAAGTTCGGGTCAGCGTATGTGTTGGTGAAATACCCAACCGCTGTCCAACTTATCCTGACGGGTTACCGCATGCCTGTAGGATCGACCGTGAACGATTTCCCCATTCTTGGTGCAACACTGTTAGAAGTACTTAACATGTTGGATCCTGAATGGGCACATCTCAAGACAGTACCTAACGCACAGCATAACCTGAAGGTGTTCACAAACGCCTCAGTGTCCGCACAGCGCGTTTTAGCTGGAGTATCCGGCTTAGGGTATGTCCTGAAGATCGCGACTAACTACCCGAACTCTGACGTCCTCTCTGTTGCTCGAAACCATTACCCTATGGCAGGGTTTAATAGTTGAGAGCACAAACCCCTCTTCTCCTTTCGGAGAAGAGGGTGTTATTTTTTTTTTGCTTCTTACCAGTTTTCCAGGGAAGATTGGCGGCGGTCGAGGAGTTTACCGTAGCGATGTTCGAAAGCATCAATAGACGCTTCTACTGATACGCGGTAGGCAGATTCCATACCAATACCTTTCAACGCCTGTTCGTCCTTCAGCGTCTGCATGAGAGTAGACGTTGCTGGGATACGAACCAGTTCCAGAACATCGGCAGATTCGCAGCTCGGTGAATTGAACTTGTTGGCTGGACTTAGCCCTGGCTCGTTCACCACGTCCCACGTAATGATGTTGTCGAAGAACTTACGACGTACACCACCAACAATGCGGTCATTGGTTAAAGAGCGTACAGAGAACGCAAGGTTCTCATGAGGGTTGTTCAGTGCACGTTCAACAACACCGGCGTGCGGACCAGACGGAGCAACTTCGCCAAGGATAGCGATAATCTTTTTACCGTCCGGACCAACGTAGGCGCGATCAATCCAAACACGACGGATATGGATTGCAACGTTACGTTCATCGATGGTGTGAATACGACGAACGAAGTCATTGTAGTCACGACACTCACGCTCTACCGGATGCCCCAGCTCACCACGCAGATAGGAATCTTTCATGCGGCGGTTGAAAGTCTGGGACTTTTCGATAATGCGAATTGCTGATTCTAAATCGTAAACGGACCCGGTGGAGTTCGGATACTCCAGCGCACCGAGAACAACCTGGCAATAGTTGTTATCAAGGCGCTTAACGTTTCCTTGCCCAGAGTAGCCGCGCTGTACGGTAATCTCAAAGTTATTTTTCATGGTATCCTCATTCCCATGCTAAGAAGGCAGGCGGTGTATAAGACAACAGGTCTGCTTTTACTTTCTTCGCCGTTAGATATTGACCAAGCGGGATGGTTTTACTAGACCGCACGCGAGTAGTTACACCTTTACGGTAATAGGCGTCCAAATCGGAAACCACAACGGAGTGACAGCCCTTACCTAAAAGGACGTTCTCAGTGAAAGGTACAAGACCTTTAACATCTTCCGTTATCTGGATGTATATCTCTACTTCCGCAAAGACATCGCCCTTGGCTGTACGATAGAACATCTGCCCGATTACCTTACCGGGATACTTCTGCCCTTTCTGCTTGTAGTCAATCAACCACCGCTCATCACACCATTTGGCTATCGGTGCCAGCTTTTCCGTGATCTTTATATTCAGGTCCGCAGGGATAGCATAGATGTAATAACCACCACGCCATTCACCGCCACCCGCACACCCAGCTTCACCTTCCAAAAAATCCCGTACAGTAACGGCATAGCCGCGTATACAGTCGAGAACAGTGGGGGCCGTACAGACCCGCGCCACTGTGTTGTCTTCCCCTGGCATTGCACGCTGAACTACACGCGGAACGAATTCCGCAATCTCATCAGTAGGTGAGATGTGGTATAGCATTTCAGGTTCATGCACGATAATGGTGTTCTCGAGAACCTTCGGAGAATAACGCATAAGCGTGCGCATGGCTAATACATCATCATCCATATCACACCCTCAGCAGTTTCTCTACAGGTTGCTCTTCTTCAGTCGGGTTAACGATCGCAGAATCAATACCTTCAGCAATGTTGGACCCACCAATTTTCGACACGGTATCTGTTGCACCGTATTCAACGTTACGCATTGGGATGTAAGTGAAGTCCAATCCTGAAACATCACTTGGCTTCTCAACAGAATGACGAATAGGGATATTACGATCCTTATTGTCACGGGCCTGTTGTGCAATTACCATCTCGAACACTGACGGCGTTGCGTACAGGCTTGTGCCCGTATATTCACGAGCATTACTGAAGAAGCTACCCATTTGCTCGTAAGTGTAATACCACACGGTACGAGCACGAGCGATAACATCCTCAAACAGCGGATAAAGCGTTAACTGGTCTACCAGCAAATCAGTAGACTTAGCTACGCGAGCGCCTTTCGGATAGTGCAACTCGTAATACATCTTCCCGTCGATTTCGACGTTGTGAATGTCATCCGGCATGGTGCGAATCATGGAAGGGACTTTCCACGTGCAGTAGTTGCCGTCCGGAGTAATCATGGCAAAGTAACCAATAAAGGAAATCTCTTTCCCTAATGATATCAGCTGCTTTGCACGGAAAGACTCGGGTACGTGGATAACGCACCCGGTCTTGGTGACTAATGCTCCGTCGGGTAATTCTGCCAAGGTTGACAACACGGCTTCCACATTACGTTTAAGCTTTGTGACATCCATGGCCTAACCCCCTTAGACTTCGTCGTTACTGATGTGGAAGTTCGCAACCATCCAACGAGCCAGGTACAGGACCTCAGCGTAGTAGGCGGCGTAGCGCGGCTCAATTTCTTCTTCGAGAACGATCTCTTCCATCGTTTCGAGAATCATCAGTGCATCAGTGAACGGGAAGACCAGCTGACAGATCACGCGAGTTAACAGATCGTGAATACGGATCTCTTCGCTTGAGTCCCACTTAGCAAAGTATACCTTCAGCACGTCAGTGACTTTAGCGATGTTTGCAATCGCGGCAGTACGATCGAAGTCCGCAGGGAACTTGTCTTCCGGCATTTCTTCCAGAGTCGCATTCAGAACAATGCGCAGTGCATCGTTAATGCGATCGATCATGGTGAGGCTGGTCTGAGTCTGACGATGTTTGTCCATCGCTTGGTACACGGCCAGACACTCTTTTTGGATCGGCAGAAGATCGGCCAACTTGAAGAGTTTCTTAGTCGGGTGGATTGCGCCACCAATTACCTGCTCAGCTACCAGACCTTTTTCCAGTGCCTGGCGGAAGGTTGACTTCATGACCAGGATACGACCCATACGGTCATCGAAGAAGATACCGCGAGCAGTCGGCTTACGCAGATACAGAACGCCGCTTTCAACGTCTTTAATGTACTGGTCAGCCAGACGACGGATAGAACCACCGAGGTTGTTCATGGTCTGTTTCAGATAAGTGCGATACTCATCCAGAGACAGACCAGTACCGTCAACCGGGTTATCCAGATAACCGTCAACGATGAAGTACGCCAGCGCCAACAGTTCGATTTCGTCCAGGCTGTAAGTACCCAGAGTATAACCATCCGGTGTACGAACAATCAGACGACGAACCAGATCGGTTACGGCAGTTTCGTTCTGAGGACGGATATCGCGGAAGATGGCGTTGTAGATATCCACAACTGCCTGCTGCCCCAGGTTACCGATGATGTCGCCAATAGCGCCATCGATCTCAGGGATGTTCGTCGCGATTTCCTGCATGATGGTCGGTGCATCTTTCTCAACGCCGCCCTTCGACACTTTGTAGTAGTTCGCAGGAGGAACGTTTTTGAATACGTTGCCTGCTACTTCAGAGGTCAGGAAAGGAGAAATCTCAAACTCAGAGATATGATACTCAGACGGAGTTGAAGACTTCATGCGGTCCAGTAGACGGTTGGTCGCTGTAGAGATGAACGGACGTACCGTGTTACGCACGTAGTCGAACTGGTTAGTGATACCAACCAGCAGAACTTCTACCGCGTTGTTGGTCGCGGACTCGTGTTGAGACAGGCCTTCAGATTCAATAACGATATCGGCAGTACGCTCGATTTCGCCAGCGGCATCTTCCATGGAGATGCCTTTACGGTTGACCAGCGGCATGGAATAGCGAATAGCATCAGTAAAGATGTTGTGGTTCGCTTCGAGACTTACGTTGGTCTGCTTGACAATTGCCTGAGCAAGACGGATGGAGTGTTTACTGAGCATCGATTACTCCTTCAACTGCTTTCTTTTCGTTAATGGCACGCACTAACGCCGCAGCCATATCTTCAGATACACGCTGACCGAGGTCGACGTTCATACCCTCGACAAACTCGCCAGGGTTGCACGGAGGAATCTGAATTGACTCAGACTTCTGTCGAAGAATAACACGTTTGCTAATCTCGACCAGGTTTGCCATAGTAGCTACCTGTTTAGTTTGCTTTTCCATTTAAGGTCACCTTAATAGTTGAAACTAGGGGGAGGGCCCTCCCCCGTCAAACTACGAATCGTACGCCTGTACCGTTGAGAACCCGATGAACTCCTGGCAGATGATTGACATCCCCGCCATGATCGAGCTGTGTACAATACGCGCCTCTTCCGCACGATATGAGAACTCAAGATCGATCTTACGAACGCCACTACCCGGCCAAAGTTCGGACGCTGTAAAGGTCGGTCCACGCTGCTCACCGGCGGATACGGATTTCAGCTGGTTAGACAATACCAACTTGTCGCCACCTGACATAATACGTTCTTCGGTAATGAATATCCGAATTGCCATCATATCAATGTCGACAGAAATCCCGTCCACTCGGGCAGGGGCCGTTATTTCCCCTGTGGTGGCATCGCCATTATTAAGTTCTCTTGCCAGTTGACCACGAACACGATCGTACTTGTCAGCTACTTTACGGACGGACGGAGACATGTCGTCTTTGTCGCCGAAGTAGATAACCTGGATCTCTTCGACCTTACCTGAGTTATTAGCTCGAGGTGTAGGACGTGATAACAGGTTCAGGGCATCGAGGTTATCGGAACCAACGCCTGCTGACACTTTGTCTTCGATTACTGCAAGAACAGTATCGATATCAACTTCTTCACCGACAGACACGAGGTTGTGAATGGCGTTGTCGAAGCGGACAAAGAGTGTACGAATATGGGTTACGTTTGCACGCATTTTGTAAGCCAGTTCCGGAGACATCAAGGAACTATCTTCCCACGTTTCGTTCTTCTCGATAAGCACTGTATAAGGGTAGCAACCCTGCTTCAATGCTGACGAGGTTGGGTCACGGCGATCAGGCGTGTAGAAACCTTCGTTGTGGCAAATAACCGCGCCCTTCTTAAAGCTGTCGCCAGCCTTCATACGAGGAACGATGTTGTGCGGTACAACGTGACCGGTCACTACGCCAAAGCGTC